ATAAAGAGGGGGGGTCAGTTTTGCGTGACCCTCCCCCCCTTATCGTTGTGTCATTCCCTTGTCACCTTGACAAGCATTCCATTCGGATTCAGTTCGACGAGTCGATCTATAGCGTTCTCGCGGTCCGCTTCCTGGTCTGCATCACTCAACTGATCTGAAGTTACTAGTATCCGAGCTAGTAGTCCGGGTGTGTTGTAACCTCTGACCATGTCCCAGTTGAACCATTGATCTGGTTCATCGAAAGGATCGAAAGGATTATCAGATGTAGTGATCATACTAACCACATCATCATCCTCCTTCCTTCAATGAGTTCTTGAGTGTGGTGAGTGATACACCAAGTGCTTGAGCTACCTCTGCTTGTGTATAGTTACCACTAGCGGTGAGGGTCTTAGCTCTAGCTAGATTACCTGAATCCATCAGCATGGACTGTCTTGGTGTAGCTAAGGTCTTGACCTTCTCGATGTCTGCGTTGTCCAGGATGGTGGTTAGCTTACTAGGACTGATTGCCCTAGCTTGGATTGCTGCCCACTCCTGTGGTGTGATCTCCACCTGCTGTCTCTCGGCACCGGTTCTAGCACGTGCCTGTTGAAGGGCTTGAAACTTAATGCGCTTCTGTTGGCTTTCGTCCATGTCGGGGTAGTCGGCCTTCTTCGCATTTAAAGTTTCGTTGGCGTAGACCTGAGCCTGTCTCTCTAGGGGTCTATTAGCAATTGCCTCTGACAACTTGGCATTGAGCGACTTCACCTCTTGGTCAAAGGCCTTTGCTTGGACAGGGTCGGCTTTGTCAAACTTTGTAGCGACAGCTTCCTTCCTTGCCAGGTCTGCCAGTTCCTTCATCCTGATGCTGTGATTGGCATAGGTGGCTTCGATCTTAGTGCCAGGGTTTGTGACACTACCGCCTGATGTCAGCTTGAACACTGCTTCAGGAGTACCTGCTTCTGCCAGCTTCGTAGACCGTTGCTTAGGCGACCTTACCTTGCCTGTTGTTGGGTCAACAAAGTCCTCACCCTTAGGTACAAAGACCTTCTTGCCAGTAAGGGGATCAATACCCTTAGGGCCAGACAACTGCTTCCTAGCTCTTACGAACTCAGGAGAACCGGCCCTTGAGATCAGGGTAGACGATCCACCAGGCGGTGAGCCAGGCGGCTTAGGCTGGTACTTCATTTGCAATGCCCGAATGTTGTGGATTTCGGCCGATCTCTGCCAATCAAGCTTGTGCTTAGCAGCATCGATCACAACCATGGAGTGTTTGACAGCACGAGCTAGCTCGCCATCAGTAGCTCCACGAATCGTCATGTCAGTGATCAGGTTAGATACTTTCCCCATTTCTTGCTGCTTACGGGGTTCGCTCATGACCTTCATACCGTCATAGTACGGAAATTCACCTTGTGGATCGAAGTCGCCTAGTTCATCCAATGGCTTCTTGGTCTTGATCAGAGTGCCTGCTTGCTGAGGGATGACAATGACAGAGTCGCCATCGAAGTCCGCTCCAGACAGAATCTGAGCTACCTTTGGGTGGATGCCGATAGCATCAGGCGGGTGTTCGCCAAAGTTCGCCTTGGCGTCCTTGTTTCGGTTGTTGACAGTCAGCACTGGAATCTCGAAGGTTCCGCCATGTGGATAGCGGACGAGAGCTACTTTCTCACCATTGGTGAAATTGGGGGCGTAGACCTCGGTCTCCTTCATCGATGTGATGGGGAGGATGACGTGAGACGCCTGGCGCGGAAGTGCTGCTGCTTTCAGATCGACAGCCGCAGAATCCGCGCTATCAGCGAAAGACTCGAGAAGCTTCTTACGAACTGCCGGGTTGGTGAGAGCCATGATCTCGTTGAGCTTTTCGCGCTCTTGGTTGTAGGTCTCGTTAAGCTGACGCGTTGCCAAACTAGTTGGCTGCTTTGACAAGAACTGAGAAGACAGGTTTTTCGACCAAGTTCCCCAGTCGCCCTCTTCGTTGATGATGTTCATCGCAGAAGTAACCTTTTCCGTCTTCGGGTCAATGATCTGACCGTTGGGCGCAGGCTTTAGTTGGGCTCCGAACGGGTTGTCGTGATCAATTACCTCATTGCCGTTTTCGTCAACCTTGGTCTTCAGTGGCTTCAACGCATCAAGCTTATTTCCGGTGCTTGACTTGTTGGTGTTGAACTGAATGTCAACTCCAGGAGGAAGGTCGTTCTTGTAAACGGCCATACCCTTCAAGAAGTGACTTTCGTCCACCATGACACGGACCTGAGCATAGTGAGACTCTCCAAGAGAGATGTCTTTCACACCAGGCCGAACGAACATCACACCATCGGCTAGACCGCCGCCGTCTTCCTTGTAGTTGATGCCGACTCTCTTTGAAGAGATCGACAAAGGCGGCTTAAGACCCAAGATGCTTCTTCCATTGTCCTTGCTGAACTGTCCTAGAGCATCAAGCTGCGAAATCTCATTCTTGGCACTGTTTACGTCCTTGTACTTGGTTCCAGGCGGCGCCAAGACCTTGATCGTGGTCTTATTGCCTGGTGCAGTTCCCAGCTGGTCGACCTGCACCTTGTGTACGACGTACCCGTGTTCCTTGAGCATTGCGACAGCGACACGAAGCTTGTCTGCACTGATACCGAGGTAACGTTCTACGCCAGTACCGATGTCGACGAAACGCTTCTCATCAACACCCTTCTTCAACATACTTGCAATGTTTTGAAGAGTGTCTGCCTTGTCCTTGGCATCGTCGGCAAGCAGCGATCGGACGGTTGACTCCTTAGTGGCAGAGCCGAACATCTTCTCGGCGATCTTTACGTGAGACCAACCCTTTTTACGCAGCTTGTATGCCATGTGGATCTGTTGCTGCTTCTGTTGCGCCTTGGCTGCCGATCGGGCGGCGCGGTAGTCGGTAGTGCTGATTCCGAGAAGCTTACACGTCTCCGTGATAGCCTTGGCTTCGTTCTTGCCAGCAGACTTGGCTTCTGCCTTGACTGCATCGAAGTACCCCAAGAACTCACGGTTACGCTTGTTCTCAGTGGTGTAATGGCCCCAAGGGAACTCGGCGACATCCTGACCACCAGACCCGTAGGGATAGCGACCTGACTTGCGGAGGATGCCATAGTGCTCGAGGTGGTCGTCTTTCTCAATGACGCCATCATCCAGCTTGGCGTCTTCAATCTCCTGCCAATCAGTCACTGGTCTTCCTCCTCTCGCAGTAGGTCCACTCGCTTGTCGAAGTACTTGATCTTCTCCATGATCGCTTTGATGTCTCCGGGATCGGGCACCAGAACACGGAAATCATCGTTTTGGTAAATCCTCAGCTCATGGTCGATGTTGAACGGGCTCTCATTGTACTCCAAACAGAAGAGCGCATCGTAGATCTCCAACTGCTTGAAAGACGTCAACTCAGTACCCGTCTTCAGATCGTGGATCCGAAGAAGCATCTTCTTCTTGTGCTCTCTGAAGGAGATGGCATCCGGTGTACCAAACGCATTGGGCGAGTGCACCAAAGGCAGCTCCGCTTTCATGCGGAAGCCAATGGCGTGGTTGACGTACAGGGCCAGAGTGGTCCCGTCGTTACGCAAGGGTTGCCCTAGCTCGATTGCCATCGCGGCGAACTCGTGTTTGCGAGTTCCAAGCTTGGCTGCTTTCCGCGTGACGTACATACGATCGAACTTATCGTCGTCGTAGTTGAGCCAGTGGTACTTGCTAGCGCTGAGATGCTCCGAGTGCATACCCTCGAAGTTTGTATGTTTGAACCAACGCATCCAGAACCTCTTCCTCATTCTCAGGGTAAATGAACGAACCGAAGGCTGCCCGGTTTGCCCATTCTACATACCATTCCTGATTAGGTTCTTGATCTGCATCGCGGGAAGGTTTGACCTCAAGCCACGCCCAGAAGCCTGGGAGAAAGATTGAGAGGTCAGGAATGCCTTGACGGTAACCAGAGTTGTTCTTCAGAACATCGCAAGACCCTTTAGGAAAGAGTCCTTTGATCCTCGGAATCAACTCACGTTGGTAATCGCGTTCTAGCATTTCACCCCATTTCGCAGTCTAAAAGAGTAGAGGTATCTACACCTCTTCTATCATAGGCTGCGATTCTGATGCGGATTAGTACCTAAAGTGACACACGAGCAAATATTTGCCACGTGGGGAAACAGGGGCTGCCGTTAACTACGGATTTCATGATGTCTTCTTCTAAAAGACCGTTATCCACAGCAGCTTCTCGTGTGTCTTCGTAACGCTTGCTGGTCTCTACATCAAAGATCATTGTCTTCATGAGAGGCTCAGTGGTGTTCTCGAGTTGGTTGAAATACTTGACTGCGAACCACCTGGGTCTCCACATCAGGTTCTTGTGTGAGCAGTCGTTCCGATCTCCGTTGAGTTGGATCGGTGTGTCAAACGAAGCGGACCTTCCTCTTACGAACATGCGTGCGACCAAACGAATGAGACTGACAGTTACCTGTCGACCTTCTTCTCGCTTCATCAAGCCTACCCGGACGATTCCCTCCTGGTTGGCTGATGTCTTGAGGACACGAGACGTGCGCTCGTTCCTGACTTCTCCCGCGTTGCTCAGTTCGTAACCTGGAAAGCCCATCGATTCGAGGCTCTCCCATTCTTCCATCAGTCCTCTTTCCGATTCATGTAGCTCATCAAGCGCTTCTCGGCAACACGCAGAAGACCGACGTGTGTCGACATGGCAGAGGTGCCCAACATCACGTGTTGTACACCGTAGTGTTGATCTCCATGCTCGAACGTCGTCGTTTCATACACCACGCTTGTGCAAAGCAGCATAGGAGCCTCCGGATGCATCTCCCTGATGTATTCCTCCACTGCCTTGTTGAGAGCCTCTCTAGCCACCGCTCTCTTGGCTAGAAAGGCCTCATCTCCTTCGTAGTCCATCAGTTACCCCTTGGGTTGAGTGTGTGGCCAGTCTTCCTGGCGTGGACGAGTGCCTTCTTGGCTAGACGATTGATTCCGGCATCGGTTGGATCGTCGGACTCAAGGAACTTCTCACAGGTGCACAACATGATGCATCGACCCGTGGTACGTGGCTGGTAGTAGATGAAGTCGTTCTTCAGGTTGTCAACGATGGTGACCTCGTCCGTGACAAACGCACTAAGTTCGGCGTCGGTGATCATGAAGAAGATGTCATCGTGGAACGTGGTGGCTGTCTCTTGCAGTTCATCTTCAGTGAATGCATAGACGAACAGCTTCTGGTCGATGTTGCTGTAACTGAATACTCTTAGCTTCTCACTCATGCTTCTTAGCCTTTCTTGGGCCTAGTCGTGGGCTTAGACCCAACTTGGCTGCGTGACGAATGATTGTGCGTGGGTTCACGCCGTATTTCTTAGCCATGATGGTCGACGAGGTGTAGATTTCCCACTCCCTTGTGAACTCGTGGTCCTTATCGGGCGTTAGCTTGGTCATCGTTTCTTCCTCCGCTTCCTTCGCTTACTTCTGGCTTTGAGCCCTAGGTCTCTGGCGTGATTTGAAATGGTGCTTTGATTCACTTTGAACTTCTCAGCCATCACCCGACCCAACACACCAGACGCCCAATCTTTCTTGAATTCCTCGTCTTCTTCAGTGGTCCAGTACCATCGAATCTTACCCACAGGTTTCTCCTTTACGTATTGGCCCAGTACGTAGTTTTTAGGTACTGAGGACCGTTGCCAAGATTTCTTGATTCAAAACTTCTAAAAGATACATTTCCAGTACTTATTCTTTGAATCTCGCGGGAACAATAAGAGGTTTTAGGTACTGAGTGACAGATCTTAGAAACTTTGTACATGTGAAATCTTGGCATGACAGTTTTTACGTATTGAGCCCCTAAAACACCCGCCACCTACCCCATTTTACGCGGAATACCTAATTTTTCAGGGCCGTCAAATAGTACGTCATTTTTGCCGTCAAATCCGTCAAATCCTGTTTTTTGACCAGAAACTTTACGTATTGGGCGTCCGGAGCGACCTTTTCTCACCCAGGTCCGAGCGGCCCTCTCAGACCCCGATTTTGACCCCCAAATCGCTCCGGACGACCCACTTTTCAGAATTGACGTATTTTGTGACGGGTTTATGACGTACTTTCCCAACCCATTTCGGCAGCGAAAGCGCTCTCGTTGAACGTCTTTTTCTGGGCCAAACTCTTCCGTACACCCCTCTCCAGGACACTCTTAGCGAACAGAATGTAGTAGTGGAGATCGGTGTAGGAAGTGTTCAGCCGATCGATGCGTCCGTGGGACTGCCACCACAGCTTGTACGAGTACGGCATGCTCCAGAAGCAGATGGCGTCAGTATCGACGCACTCCCATGCTTCAGCTCCGGCCACATACTGTACAAGGTATACCCATGAGGTGGTAGTGGGAATCTCCTCGTGCTTGTGCCCATTCCACTCGGCGACCTGAAACTGCGGCGATGATGTAGAACCGCTGTCCTTCTGAGAGGCGTCCGGTGATCTCTTCGACGCCCCTGATGATGTCCGCCCAGACTTCTTCCTCGAGGATTCCTCGGGACTCTCGGATCCTTCGGATGTTGTCTGGGTATCGGTCTGCCATCCTGAGGTCTTCGATGGCGTGTCTGTCTCCTGTTGGGAGATCGTTTGAGAGTGCCCCTTCTGCTGCCATTCGTTAGTCCTTTCTGATGACGTCTGGGTCTGTCTTGAGAATTGGTCGGACGTTCTCCTTGACGGTGAGCTCTCGTCCGTAGATCTCGTATCCGATGAGGAGTTTGAGGTAGTCCCTTGTGTAGACGGGGACGTTGGCGTCGATGTCCCATTCGATTTCTTTAGATGACTGGGTGGGCGGGTGGATGAACCCGTCTCCGTCCGGAGCGATCCCGAGGTTGATGAGTTCGTCGCGGACCGTGGCACGGATGAGCTCGTCAGTGAGGACTTCTTCGTAGCTGCGTCGTTCGTCTGGGTCAGACTGTGAGTGTTGCCCCACCGATCCTGAACTTGATGCGTCGTAGGACTCTCCCTCAGCGTCATCTCGTACAAGATCTCCTCTGAGTGACTCTGCTGCCTTTCGTCCTTCTGCTCGCATCCATCCGACGGGGTCTGCAACAGGGTCGAGTTCTCCTGTGAGGAGACTGTTCTGGACGTCATCGATTGCATCGTGTCGGGATTCCCAAGTGTCCTCAGGATCTCCAGCTCGTAGTCGAAGTTGTAGAACACAATCAGCTTCGGATGCTTCTCCAACAGCGACGAAATGGCTGCCAGTCGAGAAGAATCCGAATACACAACCTTCCTCATCACACGAAACAGCTCCGACGCGTCCGTCAACGGGCGCTTCTCGTAGACATGCCATCTCTTCTTCACCAACTCTTCTACTAGTTCTGTGTCATACGTCACTGGAACCTCGTGCGTATGTCTGGTCGTGTGCCTGTCGTATGGCATGTCGACAAGCAGTTCGTTGCGCCACCTGACAAGCTTCGGCACTTGTCTGTAGCCTGTTACTTGGTAGTACCGTCCGGTCCATCGCTGGAGGACGTGGTCCTCCTTGAACTGAGTGATGTTTTTGATGAACCCATTAGCTCTGAATACGGGGACATAGTCAAGCCAGTTGTCGCCTGGAGTAGCCGAGAGCATAATCCAGCGATTATGTGAGGCGATCTTATAGAAAGCCTTAACCCACGCTCCAGTACCAACCAGCCTCTGTTCGTCGAAGATGACGAATGCATCCTTCAGCTCCTCGTACTTCTTGATGTTTTCCCATGAGTCCACGATGACGACTGCGCCCATCGTGAGCTCTGGGTCCTTGTGCATCCCTACCTCGGCCCAGAGGTCCTGCCAGTCGCCCTTGTCACGTTTCTTGGCTGTAGTTATGACAAGGACTGCCTTAGGTGCCTCGTTCGCGAGATAGTACGCAACAGCAGTGTGCGACTTGCCAACGCCCACACCCCCACAGAGGATGCAGCCGTTATGCATTTTCGCGACTGCCACCTCCTGGTGTGGTCGTAGATCGAACAAGCGTTACTCCTTCGTGATCCCAGCATCGAGATAGCCATCCATGATCTTGACCATCTCGTCGAGAAGCCAGCTCATGATGTCGAATTCGATGAACTCCTCGATGTCGTCTTTGAGCAGGTTTTGCTCGGTCCAGTAGTAGCCACCTTGCCACCTGACGTAGAAACCGATCTTGACGACATTGACTAGCTCGCCGTTCAGGACGACCGTGTACGGGGCGATGGCGGCGTACATGTCCTCCCAGCGTTGGTCACGCTCCTCGAGTTCCGTATCGCTATCCCAGACCAGTTTCATCACGTGTCGTCCTTTTCGTAGGCTTCTCGAATTGACATTGACCCAGACTTGATCTGAGGCCAGTACTTGGCTGTGATCTCGTCCCATGGCTCGTCGATGACCTTGTCTAGATCATCTACAAGTCGAAGACCGAGCTCCTCTTTCGGGTCGTACTGGAGCTCCTCCTGCTTCTTCTGCTGGGCCAAGAGGTGCTTTCGACCGTCGTGGTGGTTACCGTCTCCGATAGCACCACAGACCTGGCAGGGTTCGCTCATAGCCCAGCACCACAGGTGGTACAAGGAAGAGTCTCCTTGCATGTCGGACAAAGGTCTTCGTTCTTGATCGGTGACTTGAAAACAGCACCGAGAGCAGCGAGTTGCCGACCTGCATTTTCCAGAGCTTTGCGGACGTTCTCCCAGATCTCGTCGTTCTTCCAGCGACGCCAGTCGCCTCGTGAGAATCCGTTACGCTCGCACAGATCGCTCAGTCGCACGCTGACATACGCGTCAGAAAGGTTCTTCTGGGTTCTGATGAACCTCTGGTACTCAGCTTCAGTCATGTCAGTCTCTCGGTGGGTCTGCCGGCTTGTGACCGGTCTTGGCGTAGTGCTTCTCGGAGGCCTTCTGGAGCACCTTTAACCGCAGATGGCGCTTGGACCACCCACAAGTGCAAATGCTCGCAGGAAGCCCTCCAGTGACTTCTGCGGGCTCATAGTACATGACTGGCTCCTTGTACTTGGAAAGGTCCACAGGCTCTCCAGTAGCCCTTAGAAGCTCGTCACGGGCCTCCTGCATGCGTCGGTGGTACTCCTCGCGAGTCTCGGCGCTCTCGACGCTGGCTTTGAGCTCATCAACAGTCATGAGCTTGGGGTTCTGACCTTTGAGCTTTTCGCGCTCACGACCGTCGGCTTCGGCTCTCCATGCTTCCTGCATCTTCTTTCCTTCCCATGATCTTGGTGAATCGGTCGAGTTGTTCTTGAGACATCGATCGAATGACATCTTCCGTACTGGGATCCGCGCGTACCTTGAGACCGTCGATCTCGATGTTGTAGTCGTCGACGCGCTCGATCTTTGCCTGGTTCACTTCTTCTCTCCTGGGTACAGCCGCACGTGCGTAACGGCAGTGCGAACCGTGTGGCCCGACTTGATCTGGTGACGCTTCTTCCACGAGTGCATGGCATCCCGCGTCCTGACACGTGTCTTCCTGTTTGGGAATGTCTCGGAGCAGTCGGCGCACTGCCCCTTGTAGACGGTGTCCTCGATGTACTTCAGGAAGTTGTTTATGTGATCGGCCATCAGTGCTGTCCTCCTCCGTACGGATACTTCCGTGTGAACCAGTGGCGTCGCCACCTTGAGACATTGCCTCGAGCATCGTTCATGGGCCGGCGTTCTCCGTTGTTCTTGTACTCTCGCTGGTGGTACGGGAGAATGCACACGAACTCGTGACCGTCGATCCATTCGGTCTCCTCACACATGCCTTTGTCTTTGTCGTTCTTTCCCATGTTGTCTTCTCTCAGTGAAAAGAGAGAACCATTGCTGGTTCTCTCTAGAGGTTCTACTTGAGGTTTCGTAAGATGTCGTCGAGCTTGTCGGTCAACTCCGTCTGGTGGAGCGTGAGCTTCCTGATGATCTCGGCCTGCACACTGATGACTGTCGCGACGGCCTCGTACGTCTGCTCCTGTGCGGGGCTTTTGTCGGGGATTTCGTCTAGACGGGTCAGAAGTGTGTCGCCGATGTCCAGGACGTTCATCACGGTCTCCAGGAACGGGGTGTTGTCGATCGGGTCCACGAGATACTTCTCTCTGGTAGGGGTCTTCTTATTAGAGGCCCTGTTCCTTTCGCGAAAGAGAAAACCATTGCTGGTTCTCTCTGGGGATCTTGCTAGAGGACGATGGTTGCTTGTACGTGTGATGTGAGTGCGTCGTTGTCGAGCACTTGCGCAGCTGTCTGAATCATGATCTTGAGGACCGCGAGGAGAGCTATCACATCGCCTTCCCGCTCGTAGATGCGCTCCCAGTCTTCTGGGGTCACATTCGCGAGACTTGGGGTTTCGGTGATGATGGAGCTGTCGCGGTCGACTCGTTCGATGGCTTCAAACATCTCTGCGTAGGTCTCGGCGGTTTGCGCCTTCTCTTCGTCAGTGAACATGAGTTGCCTTCTTTCTAGGTGGGGTCTCCTATAAGAGGCCATGATTTCTGTGCGAAAGCGAGAGCCCTTGCGGGCTCTGCTTACTACTTCCAGAATTGCCAGGACTTCTTCTTGGGCTTACGCAGTTCGTTCACGCAGTTCACCAGCTCGTCGATGAGTTCTTACTGGAACTTGCAGGTGCTGAAGAGGCTCAGGAGTGCGAGCTTCACGTCTTCATCAGACATGGTGCGCTCGCCCTTAGAGTTCTTCAGAACTTGCACGATCAACGATTCTTCGATGTCGAGGGTGGTGGGCGTGAACCGTGCGTAGTCAAGTCGTGGGTACATGGACATGGGGTCTCCTTGGGTTGTAGGTTCATTAGAGGCCCTGTTTTTGATGCGAAAGACGAGACCCATTGCTGGGTCTGTCTTGTTCTCACTCTCGGTCGGGTACTCCGTCGTCGAGTAGCTTGATCTCGGGGTTGTTCTTCAAGATGCGGGCAAGCGTGTGGCACAGGATCTGTGTCAGCTGGGCGAGCTCCTGATTCTGGACGAGGACGTCGAAAGCGATTGTGTCGCTCACGACTCCGTCGTTCTCAGCAATGCGGGTTCTCTGCTCCCAGAGCTGACCGTAGACGCTGCGTGCGTTGCTGCCGATCTCTTCGATGTACCAGAGGTCATCGTGCTTCTTTCGGGACATGGTGTCTCCTTGGGTGGTGGGTTCATTAGAGCCCATGAATATCTAGCGAAAGCGAAGAGCCATTGCTGGCTCCTGCTTTTCAGACCCGTTCGATCTTGACGAACTGGTTGGGGTTTTCGGGTTCTACGAACTTCCAAAGCTGTCGGAAGCCGCTCTCGGTCATTTCGGTGAACGTCACGTTGCGGTCGATCATGTTTCCATCGGTGATCATGTAGGTGTTTTCGCCGTCTAGGGCGTTATACTCCATGTTGTCTTCGATGTACTCCAGATTGAATTCGCTTTGGTGACCGAACTCCTTGATGAAGTCGAGGTTGTCTGTGCGGACTTGGATTGCGTAGGGCATGATAACTTCCTTTCGTAAAAGGGTCGGGGTCTCGTTATAGCCCATGAATATCTAGCGAAAGAGCAGACCCATTGCTGGGTCTGTCTTGGTACTACGAGGTATGTGCTTTGAGCTCGTCGATCATCTCGTCCAGGCGGTCGATGTGGTTCTGAGCGTTCAGGTCGCGCTGCTTGAGGAGGTCGATGTTGATGATCAAGATGTCTATGTAACACTTCACCATTGAGGGAAGCATGTCATATTCAGGTCGATCCTTCAACTTCTGGACATCCGCGTCGATGCGAGCGTGAGTCTCTTGGGTCTGCTTCTTGATGCTGGCCTTGATGTCTTCGTGTTCGGTCACTGAGGTCTCCTTTGTAGTAGGTCTATTACACCCCATGTTTTCCCCGCGACTAAGTACTGGAAATCGAAAAACACAGAGGCCTTGCGGCCCCTGCGTCTTGATGGGTACTACTCGTTGTAGGACAGGATGGTCGAGCCGGGCATGGTCTCCTTGACCACACCGACGGCCTCCGCCATCGCCATCTCGTCGTGGTGCTGCTTCTTCTTTTCATCCCGGAGGATGATCCAGTAGATGGCGAACAGAACGGTGATGATGCCGAGTGCGTAGGCGCCGATGAGGGCAAAGGCCTGCATGACGTCGTTCATAGTGTGCTCCTTCGTAAGGGGTCTCTATCGTTAGAGGAGCGGAAAAACGTGCGATGTCGAGTGTCTATGCTTCGTTTATGTTGACCCAGTGGCCGTCGTGTGGAAGTTCGTTCGGATGGTTCCTGAGCCATATGTTCAGCTCAGGTCTGTCTTCCTCATCAATCCAGGAAGTGAACTGTCTGGTGTCCGGATCGACCCACTCCTTGAGTTCAACAGACCAGCGGTTGCCGGTTCCGATTTGCTCCCACACCATGAGCGCGTCGTACTTTCCGACACGGTTGAAGTCGTCAGGCATTCCCATTGCTTTCTTGCAGTTCTCACAGTTCACGTCGCCGCGAACCTTGGTCTGTCCGTGTTCACCCATCCATTGAAAAGGCTCTCTGACGATCATGCAACAGGGCTCCATAAAAATGCTAGGCGCCATGTGTACTGCGTAGTGCCAGGTTATGAGCTCTTCTAGCTCCATCTTCTTGCCTCTCTTCTTACTGGTTGATTTGTGCCCAGATGAACTCGCGTCCGGCGATGAGATATGCCGTGGTTCGATGACATCCGTCCACGAGAGCGATCCCGTCGTCCAAGACGTCCACGTAGATCGCGGGCATAGTCGGCTGCAACAGAACCTTGGACACCAGATCGACCAACCACTCGTTGGTCTCTGGGTCGTAAATGCAACGATCCGCCTGATACCTCGCGAGTGTCGGCCAGGGCTGCTGGTATTCGGCGAACACGAGAGCGTCCGTAGCGATCGGGATGATCGCCCCGGGCACGAAGGTTCGGCCTGTCTTCTTCAGGTATGCCTCGACGGCAACCTGCTGTCCCTCGTCCATCAGAGTCTCTTTCCGGTCTCGATGCTGTGGGTGGGAGGAGTGCGACCATCCATGCCTCGGTACTTCTTCCACAGCTGCGAGGTCTCCCAAGCACCTGCCTGAATCGGGTCAGCAGCGTTCTCCTTCAAAAGCTTCCGGAACTCGATCGGCCCCCTCGGCGGGTTGTCGTCCATCAGGATTAGACGAGCGGTCTCTTCCAGATCAGGTGTGATCATCTTCTTGCTCCTCTTCTAGCGTCAGTTGAAACTTCTGAAGTAGGCGTCTTCTTCGTTGAACTTCGAGATGTAGAACACCAGTTTTCCTTCTTCGGCCTTAGCCACGGCCTCTTCCTCTGGCATGAAAAGGCTGATGACTCCGAAGCGAGTTTCAAATCCAAACAACATCTTCTTGCTCCTCTTCTAGCGGAAAGCGAAGAGCCCATGTCGGGCTCTTGCTTGGGGTCTCTCAGTACTTGTTGGCGACGTATTGCGAGTGGTGAAACAGGTCGTACGCGCGCACCATGTTCTTCACGCCCTGCTTGTGCAGGCGCTTGATCGAACGGTTGTGGCGGTAGGACTTGATCTTCTTGAGCATGTCTTCTCCTTGTGTGAGGGGTTCATTACATGCTCTGTTTTTCCTGCGAAAGAGAAAAGCACTACCAGAGGTTAGTCTGGTAGTACTCGGTCACGACAGCTTGATCAGCCATTCATCTCTCGTAGGCCATCCGTCGGATAGTCCGTAGATGATGAAAGCGCGTTGGATCGCGAAGAGCGTGCGATTCATCTCGATAGCGATTTCTCTGTAGACAAGTCCGGCAGCTCGGAGCTCAACCATTCGGTCGAGGTCCTTGAGCGTCCAGAACTTGTTACGGTTCGTTGCTTTCGGGAGTGTTTCGTTTTGCGTCTGTCGACGATCCACAGCAGCCTTCGTGTCGATCTCCGGGTGTTTCGCTCGGTAGCGACGATAGGTGCATGTTGTGCAAGTGCGTGGCCAAGTGTTACGGTGCGTTCTCCGGTAGTGCTTGGCGCCTAGAATCAGGCCACATGAATCACAAGTCTGGGCTACAAGTGGGCGCTCCCCAACGCTGGGGATGCCTTTGTAGAACTCCAGGTAACTATGTGTTCCCATATGGGTTCCTTTCTTCGGGGTCTCTATTAGAGGAAAGGAATAACCTGCGAAAGCAAAGAGCCATTGCTGGCTCTCGCTTGGTTCTACTTGTCGAAGTGGGTCAGGGTGTCGATCATCTGCTTTACCGCCACCAGCTTGACCATGTTGGATCCGACGTTCTGGTTCGCGCCGAAGGCGCTGAAGTAGAACAGATCGTAGTACTCGGTGAGTAGCTCCAAAAAGTTTTCTTCGGTCTTCGGCAGATTCCTGTGATCGAGGTCCGCCATGATGGCGTTGGTGAGGGTAGCAATGGTTTCGTCCATTTTCTTCTCCTGTGGTAGGGGTTCATTATAGGAGAGGAATTCCACGCGACTAAAAGCAAAACCCAAGACCACCGGAACTCTTTCGAATTCAACGGCGGCCTTGGGCTGGCCCCCCAGCCAGATCAGGTGTTACTTGGTGCGGTTTGCAGGGCGTTCAGGAAGTTATGGACGGCTGGCATGATGTCGTGGACTGTGATGTAGGAGGCGAACGCAAGTGCGATCACCACGAACATCAGAGCAACGAGCAACGTGCCAACGCTCATACGCTTCTGTGCGGCGGTGTGCGATTGCATTTTGTTCTCCTTGTTGTGGGGTAGGGGTTCATTATAGACCCCGTAATTCCTGCGACCTTTTGCGAACAAGAGAGCCCTTGCGGGCTCTCTCGGGTGTCACTTGATCATGTAGACGTTGTCGCCTACCGTGTAGCAGCTGTGAGTGGCGCACTGGATGGTGTTGATGCCGTCGACCTTCTCCACGAGGGAGTTGGTGACGACGACCAGACCAAGAAATGCGCCAAGAATCAAACCTGCGATGGTTGCGTACATTGGGGTCTCCTTTGATGGGGGTGTCATCATAGGGCCTGTAAAACCTGCGAAGAAGGAGGGCACAAGTGTGCAGCAAACGGCGACTTATCGTCTGCACTTTGTCGTTTATAACCCTAGCGCGCCAATGCTGGGTCCCTCGTTCCTTCCGTCTAGACGTGGCCCAACCCGGCAAGGTATGGCCATCTTCGTGCGATTGCCGCCGCCTTATCAGAAGCCTAAACGACGTTTTTTAACTTCTTGGTTAGCGCTGGCCGGTCGATAGCATTGCTACTTACCTTGCGCACGGGTATCCCCGTTGACCTTTCGGAGTACGTCTCTCCGCTCACCCAGTGGAGCCCGGTTGCTATCCGGCGTTTGAAATATGGTCTGTATGCACGAGTAGCAATGCACCCCACATTCCCCACTGGCGCTCAGGGCCTAAGAACTTTAATACCCGTCCCCCTGAGGACGTGAACCGGTTAGCTCAGATCTGTTCCCCGGTTCCTAAGTTGGTAAACGCTCGTGTTCAATTATGTGCCGCATTACACGGCGCGACGCATTGTTCTCATCTCCTCTCCACTCAGCCCTATAGGGTTTTCGGGTCCTAGGCGGGATTTGAACCCGCACCCACCGACACTCGGGATATCAGCGGCTCTGCCAGATTGAGCACTACTAGGACCATGGACTAGGGGAGAACGGACATGCCGCTCTCCCCCAGCCGTTAAACGTCCCCCTCGTGGCAACCTGAATCGTTACACCAGTTCTTGGCGTAGGCCCAGCGTGCTCCGTCGCGAATCACGTAGTAGACGTACACGTCAGCCCCCGAAGGAGTCGCGTATCGCATCCCTATCGCGTCGTTGTCGAAACGACTACCAGTCCAGAATCGAACTCCAGTACAGTTGCAGTGGTCTTGCACCTCTGCGCGTGTGTTCTGGAGATCTCCACCGGTGTGTATCCAGTTGTACTCGTTCACGCCCATTGCTCCGCTGATGTCGGCTTGCGCCGGCGCAACGGTGAGCCCGAACGGTACAGCCGCCAAAAGGGGTAGGGTCCAGAGTTTCCTCATAGACTCACTCCTTTCCTTTGGGGGCCGACGAGCCATCTAGACTCATCGCTTGTGGACCACGCCCGGAGCGACATGGGGGGAACTCCGGGCGTGGCGATTTTGGGTGGGTTCGCGCTATGACTATCCGTCTTCAATGCCATAAGCCAACCCACTACACCTTGCAGCCGGGTGCAGGATTGAGCCCATCAGCTCAGCTTACAAGCCAACGTCTTGCAGGAATGGTGCGGCGGTCCGTTCTGAGGACACGAGTGCGTCAGGTGACACGGACACGGCACGTTCGTCGTGTGTACCGTATAAGTCTGAGTCTTCGCCCATCCCCAGTCCCCGTTGAGATGCTTCGGCAGCAGGAACTGCTTGTTGCCGACGTGCAGTCCCCTGACATGAGCGACCCATGTGGTACGAGTCGGATGCGTCACTCGAAGGCGAACCTTGTCTGAGTTCCAGAAGAACTTCACCTTGTCCATGAAGCAGTTGCACTTGTCCGTGACACTGACGCTCACATGCGCGTGCCTCGAGACGGTGCAGCCACTCACATGCGCTCGGGTCTTCGTGACCGAAGTGACATGCCAGGGACTCCACGTGCCGACGTACTGCGAGCCGTCCCATGCGAACGTCTCGTCACGTGCCTCGGTCGTCGTGGTGACGATCGGGTTCTTGCACGTGGGCGTCGTCTTCGACGAACGCGTCTCGTGCTGTGAAGGCGGAGGCGGAGGACCACAGGTCAGAGTGATCGGCCCGTAGTCCTTGCTGTAGGCCTGGTTGGTGTTGTTGGTGTGGACAAAGCCGCTCCAGGTATGGGATACACCATCCTGGGGCCAGCTGCCCGTGATCTGGTCGTTCGTAGCGAACTGGCGGCTTGTTGTGACACCATCGAACGTGGAGCTGATGATGTTGGTGTTACGGCTCTCATACGAGACTGCCTTGACGAAATATCCCTCGCAGCTCGCACCCCCAGAGGGCGTGTGCGCAGATGCCGACGCGACGCCGACCCCCATGCAAACGAAGAAGAGCGCCAGAACGGCGCCCCAAATCGTCCATCTGTTCCGATTCATCTTGTTCTCCTTCTTGATTCGATGGCTGATACCATCAAGACCGGGGAGCGAGGTTTCTCAGGATCCCCTCTACTCCCCGGCGTTCATGGGATCAGCTACTTGCCCTTGACCGTGACCTCGGACAGCTTGTCAGCTGCCACATCGGCCAGCTGATGACCGACGTTGGACACCGTCGTGTTGACGGGTCGAGCAGGCGCGAAGAGGGCCTTTGCGACCGAGCCGACACAGAGTACCGCGATGATGCGGTACAGCGGATGTACGTTCTCCATGATTACACCTCCTCCCAGGATGTAGACTTTCATGGCTGCTACAGATCACCAGGTCTTGTAGATGTTGTGCCAGACCTTGCCGGTCCTCGTGGTGATGACCGGATCCTTCGCGGGCGAAAGCCACTTCGCGTCATCCGAATGTGCTGAGTGCCAGTGGAAGCTCTGGTCAGTGTCGAGCTTCCAGTTGATCCATCCGTCACCGAGCCAGCGAGGATGCTGAGTCATGACGAACCACTCACGAACAGAGTTCGGAACCTCGTAGTGAAAGCAGCCCCCGCGACCCTTGTCGCCGGTGCGAATATCCTCCACACCAATGAAACGGACGTTGTCTTCCCACGCGACGTTTGCGCTGATGCCGCCCCACAGAAGACTAGGTGCGAAACCGCCCTTGAACGCGTAACAGATGTCCACTCCGAACGGAGCGACATGGTTGCCGGAGAATCCTCCGCTGGGCCAACCGTGCCAGAAGAAATACTCCGTCGTGATGGTCGCCTGAATATGGACGTCGAATCCGGCAGCCTGCGGCTCGGTCAAGAGAACATCTCGAGACCAGACCTGATACTGCGTTCGAACTCGGATCAAAGGAGGGTGGTTCGCGAGACCTCCAGACCAAACGTTGTCACCAGTACTTCCGGGGATGTTCGAGTCAGCGCCCTCAGCGTCCTGGAGAGTCATGAAAGAGTTCATGGCGGTAATCGTGTCGGTGTCAGAGAGCTCGCCGATACCGTCCGAGTCCATGGGCATGTTGTCGTTGATGACACCCACAACCGGATCGGTGGCTCCGTTCACCGCATGCGCTTCGATTGGCGGCAGCAAATATGCCACGAGCAGGAACACCACTGCCGCTAACGTCACCAAACTTGCCTTTGTGAAACGTCTACTCATGAGTTTCCTCCTCGTGTTGAACAGTCCGGGCGAATGCCTCGGCCTGCCGTACTGCCTCCGCTGCTTCGAGCATCTTCTCCGTCATCTCTCGAGGAGTGATGAACGGATTGTCATGAACCAAGACGTGCTCGGCAGCGTCGATCTCAGCTGGGGTCGGCATCGCGAGGGAGCTGGAAGGGATCCAGCGGATCGCCCAGAAGCTTCGGGTCCACGCCAAGAGCCGCGTTCTTGTCAGCTTCCTTCTCTGTCTCGGTCAGCTCGTTTGCCGGGATGGTTGCCTGATGGCCAGTGCTCTTCTGGGTGTAGGTCACCGTCTGCGCCACGACGTGCTCGGGGTCGGCCTCTGCGACCGCATCCGAGACGAACTTCCCGTCGACAGAGCTCTTGTGAACCTTGCGGGTCTCCGTGATCTCGTAGGCCTTGTCGAACGCCTTTTGGCTGAAGCTCTTGAACGTGTTGAGCTCCACGTGGCGAACGATGAAGTCCCCAGCGAAACCCTTGGTCTGTCGACTGTTCATCGCGTTCTTGTCAGAGGCTGAGACGTCGACGTACTTGGTGCCCTCGTGCTCGAGAACCTTGCCCTTGCACCAGGTGGCCACAGCCGCGAGGTTTTCGTCCGTGACCTCGACACACTCGATGTCGAAGCTCTTGCGTCGTCCCTTGTCGATGTTGAGTTCCATTTTCTTCTCTCTGTTTTTGGGTGGGTAGGATCAGTCAGCCGTGAGGGGCGTCTCGTCCCAACCCTCCAGCAAGGCGATATCGATGTGATTGACATCGCCTTCGTTCTGTGCCTTCTTGATATGGATCCGAAGATCCGCCATGGTCGGGTAGGGCTTGTCACACGCCGGGCAGTACTTCGTTTCCGGCATTGTTCACCTCCAAGGTGATGTTCTTTCGGTCGACGACCATGCCCATGTGTGAGACATAGCCCGAATCGATGCTCGTACGAAGGAACTCGTTTGCGGGAAGAAGACTCCTGAAGGTTGCCTCAAGACGAGGCCTCCCTGCCTGAACCTCGTAGACCCAGTACCAGTCGTCCATTAGTAATTGAACTCCTTGAGCATCTCCTCAGCAGTGATTGAGGATGGGTTGGTGTCCGGCTGGACCTTGGTGGCCGCCCGAATGACGCACCAGTAGACGACGGGCTTCGGCAGCTTCCACACAAGCGAAATGCCCGCGTGGCGAATCTTTCGGGTCACGAACCAGTACCAGTACCAGTTCAGCTTAGCTCTCATACGCTCAGCCCTGACTTCTTCTCGACTCGCTTGAAGCGATCCTGGTAGGAACGGTCGCGGTCCTCGAGAGCCTGGACACGTGTGATCATGTCCGCAACCCACGCCTCGTCGACGTGAGAGCCGGTTCCGGGATCCCCCTTGTCTCCCTTCTCGCCCTTCGGACCTACAGGTCCCTGAGGTCCCTGATACCACTCGAGCTCGTTCTCAGAAATCTTCGGCATGTCTTCGAACTTCTTTTCGACAACCTGCTTTCCTCCGGCATATCCGATCCCAATCCCAAATGCGAAGATAAGAATCGTCCAGAGAACCAAGCTGAGAATTCCTAGAAAACTCATCGTCGATTTCCCTCCATGTCTTCGTGCTCGGGGTGGTTGTGACCCCACCGCTTCATGCAGTAGGTAGACGCCAGAACAGACTCATCTCCAGAAGAGACGAGTTCGTTACAGGCCTTCTGGTAGACGACACCCTTGTAGTTCAGGATATCGCCGTCGTTCATGATGAAGATGTCGGCCGGATCCACCTCGATCTCGTTCGGAGCGTCCTCGGGAACTGCCTCGGTCCGCACGGCTGCTGCGTTTTCGATGGCGTCCTCGACACGAGCCTCGAGCTTCTCGGAAAGCTCAAGCAGACGCTCTTCCGTATCGACCTCTTCTACAACGCCGAGATCTACTCCGGTCTTGTAGGCCGCCTGCATCATCAGCTTGATCGCGGCCGGAACCTCGAGTTCCTCCAATGGGTACTCGAGGACGTCCTTCTTGTCGGCCATCAGACCTTGATCTCCATCTGCTTGGCGACCTGCTTGCGCAGACGCTCCTGCTGCTCGGCCATGGTGATGTCCATGTACTTGAAGAAGCACAGCAGGCCCCCGAAGGAGCCTGCCAGCAACATCATCTTCTTCATCCTGATGTCTCCGTTTCTGCGTTCTCGGTAACCGTGATGGAAATATCCGTATTCGCAGGGAGCTCAGCGAGAACTGCGCGCCGAACCTTGTCCAGACGGATGTAGTCGATGGAGTAGACCGAGATCGATGCGTCGTACGTACTCACGACGTTCGCTCCTTGGCCTTGATTCCCTCGCACTTGAAGATCTGGCCGTAGAAGTCGTAGAGCCTCGGCTCGTGCTCACTCTTCAGTCCACAGTCGCACGTCATCCCTCGACCGCGACTTCCTCTTCGGCCCACTTCTGATCCAGGTCGTCCTCCACGACCACGACATACATGGTCTTGAGGTACGCCGTGACACCGATGCTGCCGTTGACATCCCAGAAATATGGGGTGAACGACAGGTCGCACGTCTGGATCTCCGCCGAGTCAACGAGACCAGCCAGATCTCCGCCGAGCTCTGTGCGGCTCTTGGTCTTGCTGCCGATCATGACGATCTTGGGAGGCCGGTTGCCGAAGTTCACTGTGACCTTGAGGACACAACGCTCCTCGCCGTCGTTGTCCGGGTCGTCCGGGCGTGCCAGCTTGCACTTGACGTTCCAGCCGACTGCCGCGAGCTCATCGGCCTCCTGCTTGGTCAGACGGAGGTTGAAGTTCCGGTCACCCTCAGAGTTGAACTTGTCGGCTGCGCCACTGAGGTTGGGCCAGAGGATGGTGGCGTCTTCGAACGTGAAGACTTCGCCGACCTTGATCGCGACGCCGAGAGCATCGCGGATTTGCTGCTGTGTACGGCCACTACTAGCCATGTTCAGTTCTCCTTCTTGACAAGCACGATGTTGTCGGTGTTGAGGTCACGAACGACGCAGTTCTTGATCTTCTTGGTGAAGCGTTCGGCTGCTGGTAGATCCGAAGCCATGCCCGTCTTGACCCATTGTTCAGTGTAGGTGTCTTCAACCTCTCCCTCTTCGAGGAAGGTCATCGGCTCGTAGATCACGAAGTGATTTCCACGACGTCGACGAACACTCGTGAACGAGGTCTCAGGGTTGTACCACTTCGGGGTGTTGGCTGCTGCTTCTTGGTACGTTGGGTCATCACACATCTTCTTGCTCCTTCTTGATGGGATTGTGCTCGATCGAGAACGAGTCCGACACGCCAGTGTTCAGAAACGTGTAGATCTCTCGAGCGGCTGTCGTGTCGTCCAGAGTGATCTGGATTTCTCCGTTGTCACTCACCGTGGACGACCCGATGACTGGGCCGCGAAAGCCCCAGCGAACCGGGACGTTCTCGACATGGTTGACGATGCGCACACCAGGGCCGAGAGTCCCCTCGATAGTGTGCGACTTCTCGGGAATTCTCTCGGATCCGTTACTCACTAGACCTCCTCGTACGTAGCGGCAAAGACGTCTTCCTTGCATGGGTAGAAGCCGAGCCGGTCCTGAATGACCCATTCTCCGATTTCGATCGGAAGAACGGACTTATTGGCCTCGACCCAGAGCTCAGCTTTCGCTGCGTCATTGAGGTACGTCGCGAGGTATGTTCCGATCTCGGTGAAAATATCCACCATGTAAGGATTGAGATCGTTCTCGACGTTCCGATGGCCAGTGAACGCATGCATCTCCGCCCAGTTCTCTCCGGTGAACTGGACTGCTTCGACCTCGACGGGCTTCTTTCGGTACTTACCCATCACAGCCCGCTGTCGTAGTCGGGAACCAGCTGAACGCGCGGAAGCTTGTTGACCGGAGCCGGCTTGTGCTCCTGGACGCCCTGCTTCTCGTGCTTCTTCTGGTTCCGGTGCTTCTGAGCGAGCTTCTTCGACTTGGCCTTCGCACGCTCGATGCGTGCGTCCTCAGCCTTCTTCCGGTCAGCCGTCCGGCGCTCCTGGTCGAGCCTCAAGAACTCCAGGCCCCGCTGACGACGCTCCTGCTCCTCGGCCTCTCGCTTGGCGATTCCCGCTGCTCGCTTCTGCTTCTTCGTGGCCATCTTCTTACTCCGTTTCTTCGAGAGTGACTGGATCGATTTTGTGGAATCGGGCGACCTGAACCACGGTGCCCATGGACGTGTTGTTGCGTTCCGCGACCTGCTTGAGGCTCAGATCGCGGTTGTAAATATCGATCATGATCTGATCGACCTTCTCTGAACCCAGCTCTTCTTCCAGAGTTCGCAGATCGATTCCCGAGAACCGATCGCTGACTGAGTCAGCCATCTTCTTGCTCCGCTTCTAACGGGCTAGGACGACTGTCCCATGGTCTGTGAACTACAGCAACTGCGATGACTTTACCGTTGCTTTCCTCCAGATCAAACGAAGGACCACACAAGCAGATATGTGAGATCTCGTGCTCGTGCGTGTCGTCTTGCGGTAGAACGTGAAATTCGTTCTTGTCGGGGAGTTTCTGGGTTCGAACCCATGCCTTCTTTCTCATCTTCTAGCCCTTCTTGATGTCGACGAAGTACGCCTTGAACCCGGAAATATTCCGTGAGGGAATGTGCCAGTACACCCCAACGACATTGATGGTGTCTCCGTCGTTGATGTACTTCCACTCCTCGTTCCCGCTGTTGAGAAGCAGCTGTCCGGTCTGAGGGTCGAACTTTTTGCCACAGGAGACCTTGAACTGATAGCTCGCCTCACCCTCGATTTCCCACTTCCGAACATTCCAGCCGTCTTCCTCCAACTTCACAGCAACCTCGGAAGGCAGCGTGACGAAGAAGTACTGGTCTCCTGGGTTGTTGTAAAGCGAGGGTGCACCACTGAAGTTGGAGAACGACGCATTGATTACGATGTTCTCCAACGTAACAGTGATGTTCTTTTCCTGGTCCAACTCAACAAAGCTCATCTTCTTGCTCCTCTTCTAGCTGGTTAGTTCCTCCACCGAAATATCGAATTTCTCGATGGTCTTGCGCGCTGCGTCTAGCAGCTTGTCGTAGTATCGATAGTCGATGTCGAGATCCTCATCCATCGTCTCAGCAACATCTGCTTCGACCCAGAGGAAACCGCTCGTCCCCGAAACCTTGTACAGCTTGCCCTCATCGGACACACGGTAAAGAACACCGGCGCCCGGAGTGCCTTGGAGAACCGGGTAGAACAGGCCACTCTTCCCGACGTAACGCATGCTCTCTACCAGAGGCAGAGGGCGATCGTACTCGTAGTCCAAGTACATCGTTCCCTTTGTGACCTGCTTGGCTTGCGCCATGTCACGAAGAGAGACTGTCTCTCCAGAGAACATCGTCTTATACACGAACGGCTCCTGGAATTGTGCTCCAGTGGCATGCCAGCCGTTCTCATCGTGTGCGATGTACACAGCTTCGTTGGCCAGAAGCAACCGATCATAGGTCGCCTCGTGCTCGAACGAATATCCGTACTTTTCGCCAAACAACATGACCTGCTCGATGATCTCCGGTGTTGCGTTGGGGATCTTGATCGAGTCGGTCTTGATGTGTGCAGCCACGAAACCCTGCTCTTGTACGAAATGCTTCAGATCGATCATGAACAGGGCTCCGCGCTTCGCGACGACGTTGTCGACGTTCCGGCGGTCCTTGAACTTGTTGTCGAATCGCGCAGCGGTCAAGCCGTACACGATGTTGATCACGATCTTCAGCGCATCAGAAAGAGGCTTCAGGTTTTCGGTATCTCGAAGATATGGCCTAAGCCGTCCGTCAAGAAGTTTTCCTGCACCATCGTGGTCACCGGCCTTGATAGCGAGACGGGCGTCAACGAGATCGGTGAACCTTCTGGTATAAGGTCCAAAGAGGTTGAGGATTCGGATGCTAGTCGGATGCATCGACGCAACGTCCAGAAGAGCAACAGAGCTCCAAAAGCCTGGCTCGGCGTAAACGTAACCTCCCTCACCCGTTTCTTCGTCTCGATAGTGAGATTTACCGAGGTGGTAGGCATAACCAGGAAACTCCTTACTGAGATCCGGGTAGTTGAAACTACTCTGTGGGTTGCGATCATTCCCGAATATGATCTTGGCTGTGTGGGCCTGCGTCGTGTGATTGACACTGAGCCCACTTAGATCGGCAAGAATCTGCCGAGCCTTGAAGTCGCCTGCTCGATCGTCAGCCACCTGGTCATTCGTCTGCACGTCGTTACGACAGTACTTCAGGATCAGGGGAATCTGCTCTGGCTGCACGGGCTTGTCCCACGGAATGTTGCTCTCCATGTGATGTAGCCCGAGATCGATCTGGAACTTCTTGAGCGACTTCTTGATGCTGCTGTAGTCCCATGTATCCGCGTAGGACAGGTTGTACGCCTCTCCGAAGAGCGCGTCGTTCCTGTTACCCACGATGATCTTCTGAGACAGTTCGAACAACTGCTCGTTCGAATATCCAAGCATTCGAGCGTACAGCATGTGGTTGTCGTACCGACGAACGTAGAACC